GTTTATCGGTCGCGAGTGACGGCTGCTGCCAGAGCCGAGACGCCAATGATCGTGATCGAGCCCGTAAATGATGTCGCGCAGCAGCAGACCTCATTGCCAAAGCTTGACTGGACAATGCGCGTAAGAGTCGTCGTAATCACAAGGTCAACGACTCCTTACACGGATGCAGATTCAGTGATTGAATCGATGCACTCAAAAATAATGGCTGATTTGACTATTGGAGGATATGCGATTGATGTGCAGCCCGTACTAACAAGCTTTGAGTTTCTTGATGCAGACCAGCCTGCTGGAGTGTTTTCTAATGAGTACGATGTTAAGTACAGAACAGCATTAGCAGACCTTACTGTCTACTAAGGTTTAAGCAGTTGCAAGGATTACGATGAAAGACGAGTACAGCGGTCAAGGTGGGTCGTATCTTCTCGATCCAGAAACCGGAAAACGCACTCTGATTCAGCGAACACTTCCCGCCGACCCCCAACAAGAAAATGGCACCACTTCTTCTACGGAAACGACTGATTCTGATCGAAACAGAGTCGAGCTACGGAGTCGCTGCAACTCCAACAGGAACCGACGCGGTTTTGGTGAGAGATCTGAACATCACCCCACAGCAGAGTGATGTTGTTAATCGTGATCTGATTCGTCCTTACCTTGGAGCATCAGAGCAGCTTCTTGCCAACACTCGCGTTGAATGCACGTTCAGCGTTGAGCTAGCAGGATCTGGTACTGCTGGCACTGCTCCGCAGTACGGCAAGGCGCTTCAAGCTTGCGGCCTTAGTGAAACGGTGGCTGCTGGTACTAGCGTGACTTACGCCCCAGTAAGCTCAAATTTCAGCTCGGTCACCATTCACTACAACATTGATGGCGTTCGTCACAAAGTGACCGGTGCTAGAGGAACATTCACTTTGAATGGATCTGTTGGAGAAATCCCTTCGATTGATTTCACCTTCACTGGCATCTATAACGCTCCTGATGATTCAGCACTTCCTAGCGTCACTTACGCAAACCAGGCAACACCGCTGATCTTCAAGAACGGCAACACAGACACCTTCTCCTTGCTTTCTTACTCTGGCTGCTTGCAGTCAGTGAGCTTGGACATCGGTAATACGGTTGTCTATCGCGAGCTTATTGGTTGCGACAAAGAAGTGATCATTACTGATCGCAATGCAAGCGGTAGTGTGAGCATTGAGATGATCTCGATTGCCACGAAGGACTACTTCACCGCTGCCTTGACTGACGGCACGCTTGGCGACTTGACGTTCCAGCATGGCACCACTGCTGGAAATATCGTTGACTTTGCTAGCACCCAGGTAGACATCGGGGACGTGAGCTATGGCGATCAGGACGGCATTGCGATGCTGAACATCCCATACACCGCGATTCCATCAACAGCGGGCAATGACGAGTTCAGCTTGGTGTACACTTGATCTGAACAGATGGGCTCTTGAGGCCGTGTTGGAGAGCACGGCCTTTTTTATTGCTGTAAGCTAATTGCAGTTAAATTTGCTCAATGGCTTTCGTTCGCAAAAAGGTCAAGACTTTTAAATGGCCTGTAACCGTGGAAGAACCTGCTGATGGTGGGGTCTTTGATGACTCTAGTTTTGACGCAGTATTCAAAAGAGTTCCACGGTCTGAGTTCCAGAAGCTCGCGGATAAAGGCGATCTTGACTTGCTTAAAGCAGTGATGACTGGATGGGAAGGAATCGAGGACGAAGACGGCAAGCCGTTGCCGTTCTCCCAAGCAGCAATGAAAGAATTTGCTGATGACCCTTATTGGATTCGCGGTGTCCTGAAGGCTTACACCGAAACTTTTGAAGGCGCGAAACTGGGAAACTAAAAGATGCCGTCAAGTATTGGGCGAATGGCGGCAAAAGAGTAGAGGACAAGAGTGCAGATGACGCTGCGGCATTTGGATTGAAGCCGCAGCGTCAGGCCGCTCCTGAAGAGGAGCACTTTGAGGTATGGGAAGAAAACTGGGATGCGTTGATGATGTTCTTGCGAATGCAAACGCAATGGACCGTCACGATGGGAGGTTACGTTGGATTGAAGTATGAGGTCTTGCTGGGTGCGTCAGGGCTGATGTCCCTTTATGATGTAGATAATCCCCGTGAGATGCTGGAGAGCCTTCAAGTAATGGAAGCTGCTGCACTCTCTGAGCTGAACAAGAAAGATGCCAAGTAAGACTGTTTCGCCTGTTGATATTGTACTTAAAGTAAGTGGCAGCGAAAAGCTGCAAAAATTAAACAGCTCGTTTCGCGATCTATCAAAGCAACTCAACAAGCTTTCAGCCGGAGACCTTCAAAAAGCAACTGATGACGTACGAAAGTTTGCTGCAGAGGCCGGTAATAGCGAAGCAACAATAAAAGGTCAGATCAAAGCGTTTGAAGGCTTGCGTGAACAGGCCGCTATGGGCGGCAAGGTTTACCGTGAGCTTGGGAAAGGTATTGTCGATCTCAAGGCTTCACTGGACGGGCTTGGCGCGAAATCACAGGCTCAGGCGAAGCGACTTGCGGAGATTGGCACAAGTGCTAAATCCTCTGTCTCTCAAATAAAAGACGCCACTGAAAAGCTAAAGCTTCTTTCAAAAGAAGCCAGGACAGGCTCTGACGCATTTGCTCGGCTGAAGGGCAGCATTGTGGACATGGGGGAAGCGCTAGAACTAGCAGAAGCCAAGGCTAAAAAGCAAAAAGAAATATCTAACTTGCTCAATGGCACGTTACGCAAAAGTTCAACCCTTATTGGCTTGCAAGCCAAGGCTTACAGAGAAAGGATTGCCGTAACAGAAAAAGAAATTCAATCTATTGATTTACTGTCAAGTAAAGAGAGGTCTACAGCAGCAAATACAGAGAAAAGGATTCGTCTGGAAGAGAAGCTTCAAGGGCAGCTTCTTAAGGTCGCTCAGACTGGATACCTTGAGTTTGTTGCGTCTAGTCGTAGTGAGACTATTAAGCTAGCGGAGGCTTTTAGTAACACAGACAAAAGCATTGCGTCCTTTGGAGTAAGACTAAAAGCTCTTGATCAAGATTTTGGTAAACTTCCAAACACTACAGCAGGACTTAACCAAAAGCTAGCAGAGCTAAAAATTGAGCTTAACAATACTGTCAGGTCAAGCTCTGACTACACCCGTGTTTCTAACGAAATTATCGGCATTCAGAAAGAGCTTGCTAGGGAGACAGGCGAAAGCGCACAGGCGTTTGAAAGGCTGAACAGAGCGCAAGAAGGGGCCGAGCGCAGAGCCGCCAAGCTTCAAGGAATTGGAGACTATGTTGCATCGATGTCCGGCCTAGGCGTCCGTGGCGGGTACGCCTCCTCAGTATCTGGCTTAAGCGCCGAAGCAGCTGCTGGCCGCATTGCGCGTGGCGGTACTCCGGTCATTGGTCAAATGCGCTCTCGGCAGGGGCGTCCGCAAGGTTACAGAGATCCTGCATCTGGAGCAATGATTGCCCCTGGCGTCGGAACTTTTGCTAGCAGAAGAGCCTTTAGACGGGCGGGTGCTACTGCTTACGACAGACCTATCTCGCCAAAGCTTCCGCCTGCAATGGTGGAGGCGAGAGAGGCTAGAAAAAAAGAAATTGAGGACCGAATCAATAATCTAAAAAAAATCAACGCTGAAAATGGTGCGCTTCGACAGCAAGCAGCTATTCGACGATCTATTGAAAAAAACCAAAGAAAAGTTGCCGCCAAGGCCCCTCGCGAGCAGCCGATGCGTGAAATAAGCGCACTGTACGGCCAGATTGGTGAGATTGGCATCAGTAAGATTGCAACAAATATTGACATGATGGGAAAATCTTACGAAGAGGTCTCGGCAGACATTCGTGCCGCTACTGCTGCGTCTAATGGCAGTATTTCAAGTCTTGAAAAGCAGCGAAATGTTTGGACTCAATTGCGGAATGGGCTTGACCCCGCTAGTGATGCTTTCAGAAAAGTAACAAAAGACATCGAAAAAGTAGACCGAGCCCTAGAGAAAACTTCTCGTTCTCGCCGTAAGTTTTCCCCCGGCAAGGCCGCCCAAGTCGCTGGTGCAACGATCTCCGGTGGTATTTTCGGTGGGCCTGAAGGGTTCCTTGGTGGCGCAATTGGTGGCGCAATTGGTGGTGTTGGCGGGTCTTTTGCTGGTGCTGCACTTGGCGCTCAGGTAGGCCAGCTCAGGCAGCAGCTTGGTGGGTTTGCTGAGTATGCGGCGAGCATTGAGAAACTCAAAATCGCGTTGGATGGTATTGCAGGTGACGCAAGTAATTACAACCGAGCACTGCAAGCCGCTGCTGATGTCACAAAAGAATTAAATATTCCACAAGAAGTTGCTATCAGAGGCATCACTCGACTTACAGCAGCAGTGAAAGGCGCTGGAGGTAATGTCAACGATGCAAGTATTGCATTTAAAAATATCAACTCTGCAATTATTGCGACGGGTGGCGGCGCAGAGCAGGTTGAAGGGGCCGTAACGGCGCTTGTCCAAATTTTCTCGAAGGGCAAAGTATCTGCCGAAGAGATCAATCAAATCGCAGAGAGACTGCCTGGTACTTTCAATTTATTTGCCGAAGCTGCTGGGAAGACAGGGCCACAGCTCGCGGATTCTTTAAAGAAAGGAGAGGTTGGCCTCAATGACCTTCAGAAGTTCGTAAAGCTGTTAGGTGATGATTTTGGAGATCTTGCAGAGAAGATCGCTGATTCGCCTCAAGCCGCTGGCGCAAGGCTAAAAGTTGTTACTGACCAGCTTAGAAAAGATATTGGCGATGCACTTCAGCCAATTGGCGCTGAGTTCCAGCAAGCGTTTGCTGAATTTATTAGCGATATTGGCCCGGATTTGGTTAAGACAGCCAAGGCCGTTGGAGAGGGGATGAGCTTTATTGTCAAGAACAGAGGGGCAATAAAAACCATCGCAGATCTTGTTACAAAATTATTAGCGGCAAATCTTGCGATTAAGGGTCTTATCGCATTAAAGGGGCCGAGTCGGCTAATGCTTCTAATGCTCCAAAATCAAATGGGCGCAACGGCTGTCAAGTCTAGATTTGCGGCTAAAGAGCTGCTGAAAGTGAAAGCCGTACTGGGCTCGTTGGCATTGATAGGAATTGTATCAGTTGGAATCGATATTGCGATTACAGGCTTCAACCAAGCAAAATCCGCTTTTGCGGAAATAAAAAGATTAAGAGCCGAGGCCGGGATGGGCGGGGCTAGTGCTGTTTTTGCTGGTGCAGATCGCGAGACTGTAATCAACGCTCAGAAAACAGCGAGGCAGTCAAAAAAAGCTATAGAAAAAGAGCAAGCGGAAAGGCAGTCCATCTTTGGAGCTAAGGGCAGGCTGGGTCAGGCTGCTACAGGATTGCTTGGGCCTTTTGCTGGCAGGCTCGGCCTTGGGCTTTACACCCAGCAAGAAGCAGGCTCCAGGGCGAAGCGTTTAGATTTGCGCTTAAAATCAGTCGAATCAACTTTGGCTTTGCCTGTCCCAGAAGAGCCAAAAAAAGAAGCTCAAACAGTTTTCCCAGGCGGCGATCTTTTAGAAGAAACAAACAGCAAGAGCGGCGGCGGCGGCGGCGGCAAGGCAGAAAAAGTGCGCAAGTCTTTGCTTGATTCAATCATAAATGAAGGCAAACTCATTGCCGCTACAAAAGCGAGGCTGGATAACGAGATAGATATTGGCGAAGCTCAAAACAAAAACAACAGGTCAAGGGTAAATCAGTTAAACAACCAAAGAATTTCTATTGACTTTGCCGAACAAGCTGCACAGGTTGAACTGAAATATCTCGAAGCCCTTAAGGCTGCCGAGGGGCAAAAAGAACAGGGCGCATTGGTAGCAGAAGCCATTGCAACTAAACAAAACGACGACGCT